TCTGAAGTCATGTTTGAATAAGTCATGCTTGTTGTTTCAGCACTGACAAAATAAGCAGGAAGGTTGCAAGCGCGAGCAAGTTCCAATGCGACATACTGACGGGCCTCATTGAGTTGGAGTTTCGCTGGGTCTATGCCTAACGCTTGCAATTCAACATCTGCATTAAGAAATGCAGTTGATTTGTTCAGACGAGCAGCACGCCATGCCTCTAACAGTTTTGCAATGCGCTCTGCTGGTAAGTTTGTGCCATTTGATTTCAAAACCTGCAATGGAACAGGCTCTTTGGCAAATGTTTCTGCCGCTTGTTCCAAAGCATGTGCAGCGCGTATTGTGCGACCTGCTCGATTAAGAATACCTTCATCTAATCCATAGAAAACAACAAGCGAACCAATTCCTTGCGTGGGTACAACACTTCCGTCAACTTGATAACCAATAATTTCAGTTTGCAAGTTATTTAATTTTTGAGTTACGCGGTCAGGACTAATGCGAGTCCATGAACGAACGCGACCCGTGTCCCCATACTGCTCTAAAACCTGACCATACCCCACGCCATGAAACAGGAGGTCCTCTGCGAGCCATGCATAAATGGCTGAACCTGGAACGCGTGGGTCAGGTTGATTTATTACTGATGGAGTTGGTAAATGTGCGCCATTAACTTTTGAGTATTGTTCCATTGGCAAACTTGCAACAGTTGAACAAAGGATTCCTCTAGCGCGAGCAATTGTTGGAATTGCCATTGCTTGCTGACGAGTTGCAGCAGATGATGTAAAAATAAAAGGCGAAATTGAACCTGTGTTGTTAAAAGGCGCTGGAGTAGATGCTGCATCAACTGTTATGCCAGGTGCAGGGGTTTTAGGAATGAAAAAGTCTAACAGAGCCATTGGACAAATTATAGCACTTTGTCAACCGACTTGAATGTCAACCTCTGTTTCTGCCCGTGTCGCAAAATGAGCAACCATTGCTGATGCTACTGCTCCACAAACAATTCCTGACTTGACTCGACCCATTACCCAACCACCATCTCCTCGAGGAAGTTTGACTGCAGACAAAACTTGCTTGTCTAACTCCTCTTGGCCCTTATGCGCTAAACGAGCGCTTGAAATTGCTGAAACAAACTCATCGCAACTTTGCTGGTACTCAGCAGAAGAAACTTCATGCACTGGTATACCTGCTGGCATTAAACGAGATGCAACTGCCGCACTTGTCATTTTGCTATAAGCGACCGCATTGACTGGATACTTGCGAACCCAGGGAGCAATGTCATTGGCAAGCAATTTGTCATCGAGGTTAATTGGGTTGTACCAAGTTTGAAGCAATGACACCATAAATCTATCTTTGTCGAGCCTTTGGCCTGCCACAAGTGAGGCATGTTGCCTGTCAGGGCTTAAATCAATTGCCATCCATGTATCTTTCTCAACATCGAGTTTTACTGACTCATCCTTACACTTTGCCCATTCACTAGGGATGATGACTGGGTTAATCATGTCAACAAATTGACACAAAACCTCAGTTCTGAAAATGTCCTCCCTGTCTGATAAAGAATCCCGAATGTTATCTTCATGGATTGTCCAACCCAAACTCGGGTTTGCTTGATACCACCCTTCGACATCGTTAATAGGTTTAGATTGTTCTGCTGACCACTCAAACCAACCAATCGAATCATCAACACCTGATGCGGATGCAAGTCCTCGTTCTCTTAACTTAAGAAGCAAAACCGATTGAGCATGACCTGCGTTTGAATAAACAATGGCTTGAGGATTCTTAGAACTCATTTGGGTATAGCGCATTGATGACCAAATTTCCTCATCGGTAAATTCACGCAATTCGTCAATGTGGATGACATCAGGGGCTGCAATACCGCGAGCGGCTGAGTTACCTGCACGAATAAGATAACGCGCGCCATTGACAAATCTAATTTCTTGAGAACCTTTGGACTCATATTTCTTAGCAAAGTTAGCCTGGAGGATTGGTGAGTCCTCAATCATCTGACCAACCTTGAAAAAGATTTCCGCAGATGTTGTAAGTTTGTGAGCAGTTGCCAAATGCATCTTCTCGTCAAGTTTGTAAATTCCAAAGAGGATGCGAAGCGCCATGAATGTTGACTTGCCATTTTGACGGGCTATCATGACTCCCACAATTGGGTGAGCCCATCTTCCATCGGGTTTGTATTTCAAAGACTCAATTGCAAGCAGTTCTTGCCAGGGAAGCAAAGGAAAACCAATTTCCTTGCAAAACTCAATCATTTCATGCCCTCGAGTAGGCAAATCTAGGGGTTTGGAGCGAATACGAGGTTCTATTGTCCCCTTAGTTTCCGATTTAAGCCCGTGTGAGCCTATTTCAGCCATTTTGAACCTGACTTAACCGATTAGTCCTGGTCATGGATTTTTGACTCCGTTTTGGGGGTAAAGAGAACCAAGGGGGGCTTCGGTGGCTTAGGCACAACAAAAAAGCGGCCCCCTTTTGAATAATTACAACTTTGACAAAGACATTGCAGATTATCGCTTGAATCATTACCGCCTAGCCTACGAGGAATGATGTGGTCAACTGTTAACTTCTCATCGCTACCGCATTGTTGACATACGCCATCACGCTTTAAGATGCGCTCTCTTATCTTGCGCCATTGTGATGTTGAACCATTGCCTTTAAGACTGCTACTCAATGCCATCCCTTACGCTGCCAATGCTGCCACGCGTTGCACGCTGAGCCTTGATACCTGTGCTCTAAGTATCTCATGTGTAACTGTATCTGTTGCATAGGATTCATGTCTTTAGCAATAGGGTTCTTTATTTGTAATAGTCCATAGACTTGATGAGTGCCATATAGATTGCCAATGGCTTTGTAGTTCCATGCTGATTCTTTACCTATGAGTAACCTTAAACATCTAGCCTCATCTTTTGGCATTGTTGCTTTTATGTATTTCTTTGGATTGTATTTATATTGTTCTATTGAGCCTGTGTTTGCGTGTGCCATAGGTGCAAACAGAGTTATCCCCAACACGATTGCTACCGAGCGAACTAACCGCTTCACGGTTCGCTCTGAGCCCCTGGTGGGCTCTAGCCCTCTGAGTGTAATGGTCATGTCAAATCCATTTCTATAAGTCCTGGTCAGGACGGCGATTCGTTTTTAAGCATTATCAGTTCGATAAAATCCCTTTCCTTTGAACACCAATCCAGGTGCAGAATAAATACGATTTGCTTGAGCACCGCAGTCCTGGCATCTGACTAAATCATGCTCCATTGGAAGTTCCAATTCCATCTGTAAATTACACAAAGGACATCTATATTCATAAGTTGGCATTATTTTCCTTTGGCTCACAGGCTTTACATCTCCAATGCTTTACTTTCCAATTGCCGCAATTATCGCAGCGTTTAAGTGTTTTATCCCAATCTATCTCGCTAGATGGAAGTTTGTCGTAATCGGCTTTGCGTAATAACTCCACCAAATCGCTTAATGTCAACATGCAGACGAACTCCTCGACTGATGCTTCCCCTTGCCCATTAAGCCTGAAACACGCAAATCCTAACTCCCCAGTTTTGGATGTACGCGCTTTGATTTGGCGAAGTGTCCCTTTTATGTCAAGTGAGTTACGCGCCTTTATCTCAATGTCGAACGGGACATTAAGACAGTCTTTGCCTTGACCTCGACCTACACTAGCGTTGGGCCACCACTGCTGCAAGTAGTTAGCAACAAGCCTTTCGGTCGCATAACCTCGATGCTTACGATGTTGGGATGGCATTAACTGCGTGACATCTTAGGCACTGAAGAAAAACCTCATCATGTGGAACGGGTGTAATTGCTATTGGCTCATTGCATAAATCACAGTAAATAACAATTTCCTGCGGTTCTTCCAATTCACCACCCATCACCGTTGCTTCACCATCGCTAAAAATAATCATTTCAGCCATCAGAACATCATTCCTGTATCTATCGCTCGCCACACAACGCATGGATTGCCATTTGAGTTGTTTCGGGTTTCGCCCGAATCGATGATGAAACCATCCTTTAACAATGTCATTCGAGTTGGTCGAATCGTGTCACCTGATAGATTCAAATTGGATTGCATTTCCTGGTCAGTTGCTCCTTTAAGTCCTTGTCTAATCAAATACTCATAAACAGTTAATCGAATTGAGCCCGACTTTGGATAAACTCGCTCAGCCGCTATTCTAGAAGTTTTTCTTGCCCTTATTGCCACAATGACTTTGTTATCAATTATCATCATGCACGCTTCTTTTGTGGTCGCCATGAGCCATCAGGTGCAATTTCGTACCAAATGACATCTTCACCCTTTGGACATCTGTTCATCTCACCTGTTGCAGCCGCCATACACTTAAAATGCCCCCAGGGTTTGTTTGCCTTCGTCATTCCATGCGCCCAGTGCATCTCTCCATGAACGCAACGAGGAACATCTTTGTCAGTTGTACCCCCTATAATCTCTTTCACAATTGACACCGCTTCGGCTGATGTTTTTGGCATTTCAACAGTTTTGATTGTCCAGGGGTCATCCTCTTTTTCAACTGGGATATATTCCTTTGGCTTACTCATCTCACCACGAGCAACCTTAATCATCTCCTCTTTTGAGGGTCTTTTGCCTTTAGTTGCATAACCTGCGTTTGCAAGCGCACGACCGATTGCAGAAGTTTCACAGTTTTCCAACGCGCTAGTAGCATTAACCCCTCTACTGCTAACGCTCTCCTCAGCGAGTCCCGAGGAGAACGGCACGCCATCCATGTAAGTGCGATAAAGCCATGCTTTAACAATGTATCTATCACCCTGGAAAGAAATAAGTTCTGTTTCAATACGCCCATCAGGATAGTCCTCCCAAAATGTTGTTACCTTTGTTGGATTGCCAAGCCTTTTTTCAACAGGTTCATAATTGTCAAGATTAAACATAAAGTTCATCCTCCTCTGTTGCCAGTTCTAGCGCCATTGCTAAATAAGCGATTGCATCCTGGTAGGAGTCAACATGGCTAGGGGTTTCCTGGATTCTGCTGAGTTTGACTTCGACCATTGCAAGTGCAGCCTGAGCGTCTGTGATTGGGAAATCGAATAAATTGGATAACCTCGCAGATATCCGACCTTGATTGATTTTCGGATGACCGTAGATTCGACCACGATTTTGAAGCAAGTCAATTGCATTTATTAGCGCCTGAGTTGCTTTCATCGACCAACCTGCTCATAGTAATTTCTTACCGCCTTGCGACCATCCAACATTCCATCGTTGTAGCCGCTTTCCTGGCCTAAACGAAATGAAGCGTAAAGTGCAATACCAATTCCAATAACCGTCAAGATTGTAAGTGAGTTCATTACTTTGCTCCCATTTCTAATAAATCGTTTGAAATTGCAACAGGTTCAACATTGTTTATGACTTCATAGATTGCCCCATTTGGATGAATGGATGGAGCAGCAGCAACATAACCTTTCCATTTGATATCAATTCCGGGTTGTATGGCAGACTTAAAATTTAAGGTCTTGTCTGCTTTGTAATAAAGGTGCAAGCCATCCCCCGTCTTAACTGTGTAAGTGTCAGGCATAATGTCTAGCCTTTCACCGCCATTACGGTAGTCGATGTCTATGACAATGAGCCCTGATGTAATGCAGGCAATGCCAATGTTTGCTTGAGGTTCAACATCAAACCAAAAATTGATAAGGCTTGAGTCTGTTGAAGCGCCTAAATAAGCGCCTCGAATTAAGTCAAAATGAGGTTCTTTTTGTTTTGGTAGTAAAGGCATTACTGCCCATCCGCGAAGCGCATAATCAAGCGCCTCTTTGCGTGTATCAATCGTTATCATTACTGCTCCCTATCCCCGAGAGTTTCTCGGTTCATGGAATAAGCATCTCAAACTATTGGGATTTGTCCAGCCTATTTTGGTAACGAAACGGTAATAATTCCATTGCATCCATGTGGTCATCAATGTCCCTATGGATATCAGGCTTGAGGTCATCCATAATTCTTGCCATAAACGGTAAATGAACCATCCTTGTTTATAGGAATAAGCATAGGAGATAGGTTCTTTCCGTGTGTTTCTAGAATTGCCACGCTCATCTGCCAATTAGCCGCTCCAGCCTTCAAATAAGAGGCTTTACGCTTGTCCATAACATTGCCTGCCTCAACACCCCAAAGAGTCCTGTACGAGCCTCCTATGCCCTCAGAATAGGCACTGATGCCTGCCCTATGGGTGTGACCGCAAACAACCGATTTACCAAATTTTTTAGCCAAACCAAGCGCGGTAAGTCCAGCGTTAGAGTTCATCGAGCCTTCGTCACCGTGAACCAAAACCCAGCCTGGGTGAAACTCGAATGGTTTTTTGTGGAATCGAATCCCGAGAGAGGCAAAGTCCATAAACTTTGGATATTCAAGTTCAGGCAAACCGATTAAGGAAGGCGCTCCTCTGAGAAGTGTGTGATACAACCTATCTGTGTGATTACTTCGAGTGATGTCCGTTGTGCGTAAGTCCCAAAGAATTTGCTGAGCCAAACCTCTATCGGCATCGAGTTGACCCTCCCATTCAAGTCCAGTCCCCTTCGCCCATTTCGATTGAGCCTGCATATCTAGTTCATCGCCCGTATTTAACACGAGGTCGAACTTCTCTCGATTAACTAACTTGATTAAATTCTTGACTGCTGCTTCGTGATGGTAAGGAATTTGAAGGTCGCTGATAACTAAAATGCGAGATTTTGATATTGTCATTCATCCTCATCGTCGTACCAGTCAGGTTCAGGGATGTTCGGGTTTATGGGAGTAGGCAATAACCAATCAGGGTAAGCAGACTTTTCCATTATCATTGACATGCAAATAGAATCGGCAAATCCGGCGCGTTTGAGGCTCGAGTAAAATTCATGTAACCCGATGCAGTAAGCATCAAGTTTAGAGTAACCCTGGTCTTGGAGTTGCTTAGTTGCTTTCCTTGCCATGAGATAAGTGTTACCTCTCTAGGAGTCGAAGTATTGTATCGACACGCACCCTTAGTTCATTGAGTTCATCGCGCATCGAACTACCGCCATTTGTTTTTAGTTCTGCCAGGTAGTGCTTTACCAACCATTTGACCGACCCAATAAATGAGCCAATAACGGTCAGTGCAGCAACTACAACACCCAGCCAATCGGTCGGGCTCATTACTTTTTGGGAGTGGCGTAACCAAAGACACCTGCTAGAACGGCCCAAAGGATTGCGCGATAGTCAACATCAAAATTTGATGCCGCCCATGCAGAAAGAAATGCCCCTGCGGTGAGGAATAGAGGGTTTTTTATATTCATTATTTATCTCCTATGAGTGGGATTTCTTTGAAAAACGAGCCATCCAAATCCGCATCTTTGCGAAACGAGAAGTGAGCGTGTTTTGTGTGTTTGTTAATTCCGCGATACTTGCGCCACTTCCATTTAAGGATGGGTGAAGCAATTTTTTCGTCAAAGATAATGTAACTAAATCGTCCATGTTTTTTGGCATATAATCGAACCTGGTCAACCAAGTCGGGCATGACATCGCGCCCTTTGGATAAGTCACGAGAAATGTCGATGGCGCGTACCCAGCCATTAACATCCGCATTGTGGTCAGACTTACGAGCAGCATGCCTTGCATCTGAGTAAGCCCCTGAGTCCGAATCACGACCACGGTCGGGGAAGGCATCGTCAATTTGTTCTCGTAACTGAATGATTGACTTAGATAACTTTGGCTTCATTATCCGAGAATAGTTTTTAATTCATCTTCGGTTAAACCGAGTCGAGCCAATAGAGCAGCCTTATCCGCTTCGGCTTTTGCTTTTGCTGCTGCTGCGGCTGCTGCAATGATTTTGTCTGCTTCAATTTGCGCTAATTCCTCAGCGTTAGCATCGCGGATAATTTCTTCGCCTGTTTCAACATTAACAATTTTGACTTGTGGCGTGCTTAATTTACTCATTAGTTTACTCCATATAAAAATGCTGTTCCTGATGTAAAATTGCCAGTGCCTGGCAATAAAGTTATGCTATTTATTGCTGGTGTTTGATTGTATAAAAAATCTTCAAATTGATATTGGAAAGAAGTCGTAGTTGTTGAATCGACAGTTACTGATTTATAATAGCCCATTTTCCAAGTGGTAGTGTTTGCATAATCATAAATTGTTACCGCTGTTAAACCTGTTGCAACGCTATTATCTTGAGATTTAGTTAAATCAATTTGTGCTAGATTAAATGCTGTGCCACTACTTGTGGAAGTGTCGCGGGCTGCGTATCGGGTCGCAGAATCTCCATTGAAACGCAAACGCATATCTTGACCATCAGTTGCAGGTTTGAATTCTCTAACAATTAGTTGTAAATCTTTATAAGTTGCAGGAATGGAACTTATTGTGACTGATGCACCTGTTAAAGTTGTTCCACCTGTATTGATTAAAGTCATTCCACCGCTTGCAAAACTAATCCATTGAGGAGCAGTTGCGCCAGAATTTACAGCAAGCAGTTGTCCTGCAGTTCCAATACCTAAACGAGTTTTGGTTGTTGATGTTGCATAATAATCAAGGTCACCTGCAGTTGTTCCAGGGCTTAATGATTTGACTGATGTATCAATGGCAGAGCCAAGAGTACGGATTGCCGATGCTCCATCTTTTACATAATTAGTATCGTCTGGAGTAGTCCAGCCGTAATTGGTAGTGCTTGCCATTCTTGCTCCTTTATCAGGCTACTATTGTAGCGTCAATCCACTCGAGGGTTGGGTTAAGTGTGTTCCATGTTTCAGCAGCCCCGACATCCTGCCACTTCATAAACTGAAGGCTAAATGCCACAGGGGACAAATTAAGAGTCACTGAGAGTTTGTTGAATCCAGCAGTAAATGACCAGCCCTCAACAAATCCTTCAAATGAACCACCTGCTAGGTTTGCAGGCAAGTCTGTGATGTAAAGAGGTAATCCCATAAATACCCCAATGAGAGCATCTCGGTCTGCATCATCTAATTCAGGGTTGGTCAATTCAAAGGTGATTGATTTGAACAGGCTCTGAGGATTGGCTCGAAGTGCAAGATAGAAGTTCGCTTGCGCTAAGGCATCAGCAGTGTTTTCTATTGAGGTTGTAATGTTTTGAGCCTGTTGCCCATAAACTGCAATTGATATGTCATCTTGAGCAGTTGAGATTCCACCGTTTTTGTGAGTGATGCTGACCTTATTTCGGATGTCACCAATTCTTCGAGAGGTGGCGATTCCTTTGGATAAGGCGTGACTTGCTGAAAGTTCTGTATATCCATTAGATGCAAGATATTGGCTACGATGAGTCGAATCCGCATAACAAATGCGCCCTTGAGCATCCTCATAGATGTAACCAAGTCCCGAGGTTGCCAGTGCTGAAATCAAAGAATAAACATCGGTTTGACTTGAAGAACGAGCAGTCAGTTCATAATCTCCAGGTTGGTCGATTTCTCCTAATCCAACATTTTGAGCATCACTCCATGTTTGCGTTGCAGGAGTATAAGCGGCCCAAGTTAAAGCAGGAGCAACTTCATTCCATGAGTTTATGAATACAGGTTCAAGGATTGAATATATTTGGTCACCATCAAAGTCTTTTGACAAGACTCCATCGGTCAGAATTTTTGGCAGTTTGGACAATGCTCCGAGAGCAGTAATGCGAAATGACTGAACTATCGCTGATGCTCCGCTTGATTTGACCGACTGGTCGATGTCTGTAACAAAGCCACCAAAGATTGCAGTAAATGTTCCGCTAGTATTTTTAACTTGCAGTGTAAATGAATCATTGACATCAATACTAAAATCAGCACCGTTTGTGTTGATAAGTTCAACCGTTGCATAACCTGCAACAGGTTGAGTGTAGATGTCTGTTCTGCCTGAGGTTACTGATAAATTGGCAAGGGTAACTGTCGTAAATGTTCCACCGTCAATTGACACCTGCCAAACTGGACTCCATGCGGTCATCGGCTAAATCCTGCTGCTCCCAGTGTTCCTCTAGCCTGTGAATCATTAAGAATTTCAACGATTTGTCGAGCAGTGGATTCTGAATCAATAGCACCATTTACTGTGATGTTATATTGGCTCATTGTGTCTCTTTCGCCAATTCTAAATGAGCCATAGCCAAATGGGTCGGGTCGGGTAACTCCCATAAGTTGGTCAACTAAATCCTGCAATTTTGCCGCATCGGCTTCTAGTTGATTCAAAGCGCGTTGATTTGCTGAACCGCCACCACCGCCACCACCGCCACCACCGCCACCACCCATACCAGAAATTCCACCAGTTGCAGAAGAACTAAGTCCAAAAGAACCGCCGCCGCTTATTGCTCCAGGAGTTCCACCAGGAAAACTCTGTGTTCCGTAAGCCATAGCGAACGCAGTTCCCTGAATACTGTTAATTTTTTGAATACCAGCCCCAAATAGGTTCAAAAATCCGATAACCTGATTCGACATTTCAATGATAAAACTAATCAATTCTTTAATAATTGTAACTACAACATTCGCAACAGCAGCAACTGCGTTTAAGATAGTGATAAAGCCTTCCATACTGGATTTGCCATCTGTTGAAAAAACCGCCGCTAAATCTCCGATACTTTTGGCAAGTTCTCCAATAGATATTCCGACATTGTAAGCGCTTGTTTCAGTCGAGTTTAAGCCCTGCACTGCGCCTTCGTTGCCAGTAAGCCCGGCAATAAATGCGTTAAAAGCAGGCAAGGCTTGATTGTTAATAAATTCAATAAGATTTGTCATAATAGGCAACAGAGCAAAACCAATGGTTTCTTTTGCTTCATCAAAACCAATGCGCATTTGCTCCATCTTAAATGCAAGTGTGTCTGCGTTTGCTCCGAGGTCAGGATAGATTTCATTTATTCTTGCAAGGATTTCGGCAAATGTCTTGCCTTTTACCTCTGCTGCTGATAAACCAATTCCTAATCTTGCAAGGGATGTTGTGTTTCCATCTTGAGCCTTAGCAATTGCGTTTGCTACTGTCTGTAATTCAACACCACTGTTGACTGAAACTCTTGTTGATACCTCAAGTAACTCTTGAGCCTCTTTGACTGAGTTTGTCGAAAGCGCCAAGCGCTCTAACGCTGGACGAAGTTCTCCATCGGATTTAGCAGTTTGTAAAGCAAGCGTGGTTAAGTATTTTTCCGTTGATGCGATTTGAGCATCGGTTGCACCTGTTGCATTTCTGAGGGTTGTTGCAAGTTTTGCTTGTGCCGCTTCATCTTCAATGGCTGCTTTAACTCCATCAATGCCAATCTTAATTGCATAAGCGGCTGCGGCTGCGGTTGCTACCGCAAATGCCTTTACTGCCATGCCGCCAAACTTTGTTAACTTGTCACCAAAATCTTCAGTGTCGGCAGATGCCTTTTTTAGATTCTTTGTAAGGTTATCAACATCTGCAAGAATCGATAGTTTTAATGTTCTACTGTCAGCCATTATGACCATTCCTTAATAATCTTTGCAAACGCGGCTTCCCATTTGCGAATGATGTCAGGTTGTATTCTTCGCATAGTAGGCCAAATAAAGCGACCTTGATTTCCACGCTGACCATAACGAGGAGTTCTTTCTCCAAAACGAGCATACTTTTTTGAACCGAATTCAACACCTGCGAGGATGCCTCGACCGCCTGCTTGACCATTAACATTAAGTTGTGTAGTCGCTCCACCTGAAAACTTTTGTTGAGCAAACCCAATTCCAAATTCACCAATTTTAGATGTCTTTGAAACCTTTATGCCTTGAGCAATTCTTTGTTGTTGAACGCCAGTGGCGGCGGCGCGAATCTGTTGTGTTGCATAATCTGCAAGCGCACCTGACTCACGCTTCGCCGCTTCCTGACCTGCTTCATCCATTGCTTTATAGGAGCGGATTATCTGACGAAGTTCGGCTTTGTCGTAAGTAAAAACCCGTTCAGGGCTAACCTCACTTGCCATTTCCTCGCTCCTTCAGTATTTCAAACGCAGTTAAAACATCGTCTGCCGATTGCCATTCACTCATTGGAATCCCTGTTGCCAGTGCTAACTGGATTAAGATTCTGTTGACGCTTCCTGGCTCATGGCTTTTGGGCTATCTGAATCTCCAACGGTTACCTCTGCAACTGTTTCCATCCAAACATCAAAAACCTTGACTGGCTTTCCACCTGCTTCTCGCTTCATTGCGTGATAAGCCAAAAACATCAAGTCCCAAATTCCAATGGAATCTTGAGCCTGAGTAATCGTTTTATTTACGGCTTTTTCCCACTTAGCCCATTCAGGAGGTTGTGCAACAAAAGTTGCTTTTTCACCTGAGTTGAACTCAATTAAGATTGGCAGTTTCATTTTGTGCTCCCGTTTCTATTTTTAACTAAAGGTTTCTACTACTGCACCCTTAGATACTTTGAATGTAAATGATACAGTCTGAGCATCTGTTCCTGCTCCACCTGCGGTTGGAAATTCAGGCATAATTGGAAAAACAAATTGTGCGCCTGTTGCAGCAGTCATTGTGACTGAAATATCTGTATCAGGTGCAGACTCTGCTGCTGTCCAAAGTGCTTCGCAAACTGAACCTGTCTTGCCCCAGTCTGCAAGCATTTCAAGTGCAAAAGTGCCTTCAAGATTAACTGTTTTGTACGCTTCGCCATCAAGTGTTTGATAAGTTTCACGAACATTTGTTTTTGTGAGAACTGCTGATGTCGCTTGCGCTTCGATGTCTGTTCCACCTGTGAACGACAAAGAAATGTCGCGACCTGTTATTACTGTCGTTGCCATTTATTTTCCTTTAGGTTGTTTGTGTGTAGTAAGTGGAAACTCTGACATCGGACACCAAAACATTTGATGGACCGACTTGAGTAACTGTTGGTTTTTCAACCGCCTCAATCGTGTACCCGTTAGGGATGACGGCGAGGACACTCATGATTAACTGCTCCAAATTATCTAATGAGGCTGGGTTGGAGTTATAAGCCACTGCAATAGAAATCACTAAATTGATTTTGACATGCAAAGTTGACTTGTTGATTGTTTGCAATTCTAAATAAGGTGAGCCTGGAACATTAACGCAAAAAGGAACTTGAGGCGCTTCGGGAACATACGCATAAACATTCGCTGCGACCCCTGCTAAAGCATCTGCTAAAGGTTGACGAACTGTTGAAAGAATTGTGGATGCGGGCATTATTGAGCCATTGTTCCAACATCAAGGTATTGACCGAGCAAGCCCGACACCCTATTGAAAAGTGACCTCCCGAGCCTATAAGGACTCACGCTAGTGAAATCTATTCCCTCGATTTGTCCACCTGGAGCAATTCGGGATTGGAAAACTTCGACCGCAACTGCCAAAACGGCAGATTCAACGGCTGGAACTCCTGCATAAGAAGTGGGAGTGTTAGGCACTGCAACTCCTGATGGAATCACTTGTTGCAATATATGATTTTCAACATCGTGGGCTACAGTGAAAGAATAAGGTGTTGGGATTGTAAGAATAGTTTTATTTTGAAGTGAATGAATTCCCACTCCGCTAATATCTACAATGTCCCCAACACTAAAATTGTGAGGTTGTAAAGTGTAAATAGTTTCGATTTCATCGGTGCAAATATGCGCCACCACTGCTGCTTGCCATTTATTGAGCATAGGCAAAATTACTGCTTCGCTAGTATCTATTACATCTGTGAGATAAGCATCCGAATAGAGAGAAACACTAACTCCTAAAATTGACCGCAGTTCTGCAACTGTGACGATTGATGCCATTAGTGTTCCTCTCTGTTAAACGGCTGGTGGGGATAATCGGGAGCAACTACCCCCACCATGATTAGTTTGTGACTATGCAACCATGTAACGATAAGCGCCTGCACCAAGTTTTGTAGCAATTGCTCCATAACCATAGTAAGCAACTTGAACCTGACCTGTTGAAATCACATTTGTTTGTAGTGATAGTCGAGGTGATTCGTACCATGTATAAGCATCAGGATTAACAACGAGCGCAGTGTTATCGCCCAATCCTGCTGTATCTGTTAGTGCGCGTGATACGCGAAGGTTTAGCCCTAGAAGGTTTCCGCGAACTGCTGTTGCAGTAAGTGTTCCGCCTGCGTTTTGTGGGTTAATTGTTTGTTGGAAAATTGGACGGTTTGAAGAATCAACCAATCCCATCATTGCACCCCATTGTTCAGGTGAAACAATAATGTTTTGTGCAAAGCCGAGAGTTCCTTTGTAAATAGAAACTGCTGCATCTGAAACGAAGTCAGCAACCAAAGCACCTGTTGTAAATGCTGCGCGGTTACCGCCATCTGTTCCACCTGTAATTAGTGCAGTACCGACTGCTTCATCTGTAGCCTTTGCGTATGCAAATTCCATTTGACGAACAAGTTCAGCAAAGAACGCAGGTGATGACCTGTCCAAAATTTCTAGAGAAAATACTTGCTGGCCTATGAACTTAGACACTGGAACTGAAATGAACGCGGAGTTCATATCTGTATTTGATGGTGTTCCTGCTTCAGATGCGACTGCAACTGTTGGAGCAACAGTAATTTTTGGAATCTCAAATGTCATACCTGCATCAGGTAGAGCGCCACGAGAGATTGAATCAATGATTGGACGGTCTGCATTTGAAATGCCATTGATGACCTCAGTTAACTGACGAGTTGGGACAAGTCCTGCGTTATCTGTTGTGTCTGCTGCTGCAGCAACGAACATGCGTGATTCTTCAGAACCCATCTTTGCACGAACTGAGTGCTCGAGATAAGAAGCCTTATCAACGATTGGATTACGAACAGTTGTTGAAATGTAAGGTGCTGTTGCAGCCTTTACTTCAACTTTAGCAGCCTCTACCGTTTCTGCGGCAGATGCTTCTGGAACGGTAGTGTCTGACACTTGTTCTCCTTCTATGTTTGGTTGTGTGACTTCCTGAGATGACTCAGAAATTTCTGTTTCTACTGCGGCGACTTTTTGAACTTCAGCGCCCGGGATTGCACCTGATGTAACAAGGCTAACTTCGACCAAAGATGATGCTGCAATTGCCATCACGCCATTGTCGTTTGACCATGTGTCTACTTGAACTCCAACACTGAAATCGGAGCGAAGTCCAGTTGCGGCTTCCTCTAGTGCATCGTTACCTGCAGTTGTTTTAGCAATTTTGAACGAAGCGGTTATGCCCGTTGCATCTTGTGACCATTCGACAAGTTTTCCAATTGGAGAAGTTTGTTGATGCTCAAGAACTAATTTTGTATCCTTGCCCATTGTAATTGAATTTTCTAAAAACTTTGTTTGTCCTGCTGATGTATTTCCAACCGCATCCCATTGGACTATGCGGCCTGCAATAATGCGTGATTCAGCATCAGATGCAGTGAGTGTTACTGGCATTGTTATTTTCATTATGCTCTTTCTCCGTTATCGATTAAATCTTCCTCTTCACGAATTTGTTCAACTGACATTGCCCCGATTGTGTTTAGAATTTGATAAACCTGAGCGCGTTCTAGAGCATTGCCGCGAAGGAAATCATCAAGTGAGAAACGAACCTCGCTTGTTGAAGGAATAAAATCCGGCATGCTTAGGCGTTGTTCAATAGCAGTCAAAATTGGTCGAAGTGAGAAGTCAATAAGTCCTCGGCGCTCTGAAGTCATGTTTGAATAAGTCATGCTTGTTGTTTCAGCACTGACAAAATAAGCAGGAAGGTTGCAAGCGCGAGCAAGTTCCAATGCGACATACTGA